AAAGAATTGGGAGCACAGCATCGAGCTTCAATAGCTGGTTGGGAATGTGGGGTTCATGGGGCGCTTACGATCGACTGGCTCACCGTTTCTCAGGAGCATGACCACGACCTACCTGTGGTCTGTGACGTTTTCACGTTGACCATCGATTCCAACACCAATGAGGTCCTGAGCACTCGCCAGCCTCGTTTCAAGCATGAAGCCAGCCATTCCACTTCCGTGACGATCCATGTACAGGGCCGAAAGGTTCGTGTCGAAGGCAATCCCAGTAGAGTAGGTCGCCTTGATAACCTTTTTGGCTACACCTCAGTTGAACAGTGCATATCTGTCTACAACTCGTTATTGCGTGAATACGGGCTTCCCGCTTTCACCCGTTGCACACGCCTTGAATTGCGCCAAGGCGTATCAGGCGCTAAATCGAGTGATCTCGTTGCCGATGGCGCCAAGATTGAACGAATCGACCTGACAACTAATATCGCTCTAGGCGAGGGTAATGTTCTTGCTTATCTTCGTGGTGTATCTAGTCAGCGTATTGGGCATTCAATAGGTTTCTTATATCCAAATGGCCGAACTGTTTCTTGGACCCCAAAGGGTAATGGTCAGGGCGGTCGTCTCCAGTATCGGAAGGGTTACGATAAGGCATTTGAAATGGATCAGAATCTTTTGCCTAAGATAAAACGTCTTTATGGTGAGGACTCCGAGCAATTCAAGTATGTTCTTGACCTTCGCAATTACTGTTTCCATAACGGTGTTGTCCGTATGGAACAAGAGTTAAAGAGTGAATTCCTCCAGCGTGAGGCCCTGTGCTATTGGGGTATGTTTAATGAGAGCCGATTTGGCGAACTCCACCGCGAGTTTCTTAAAATAGACGAAAGGTTAAAGGTGACAGCTATGGATATAGTTAGCATCAGTGAGCAATTGGTTGCTGAAAAAATCGTTGACTCTACTCGATCTGCGAATACTACAGCTATGTATGCAATCCAATGGATGCATGGTCAGGTTTTTGACTTTAATAAAAAGCAGGTTCAGACTCACGCCGCTCGTCTTAATCGAATTGGTATCAATATTCGTAATGCCTGCGACACTTCGCGTTTCGCCCCTGTATTTGTTCGGCAGTGTCGCGAGGTATCCAAGTCCGAACTTGCTGTTCCTCTTTGGTATCGTCGTGCTAATCATTTGAAGTTGGCCGCATGAAGACTGTAAGCCTTCAAGGCATCCAGCTTTCACCTGGGCAACGTCGCATGCTTGACCAGCAGCGTCACGTCAAGCAGTTCATGAATCCTGTTCTGACCCAGCAAGTAGCAGAAACACTTGCTGTAATTCAAGTTCGGAAAGAGCAGGGCTTTAAACCCGAAAAGATATGGTTTCATGATCGCGAGTCGAGTTGGCAAGGCACTATTTCTGTTGCTGAATGGATGGGTTACTAATGGACAAGTCCCAATATCAAATTCTCCGTTATTCCGTTGAGGCCGAGATTGCCAATTTTAACTCTGGCAACATTGATGATTCTGCTTTCGCTAGTTCGATTATGCGTCTGTTTTTACAGGCTTCATCAGCTCAACAAGTACGCTCGCAAATAGCCAAGCGACAGTTTCTCACGTTTCGCCGTGTACCTAATTTAACACCGCCCAGCTGGGCATATTCCAATCCGAGCTTAAGTTCTCGGCTTCCCAAACTTTAAAAGGGCACCATTATGTCTCTCAAATTCCCTACTCTTATGGTCGAAGTTTCTGGCATTTCCCGCAGTGGCATTGCTAAGCAGTCCAAGAATCCCTATACCATGTATCAGGCCTTTGTTCACCTTCCTGGAATCCCTTATCCTCAGAAGGTTGAATTTTATGCACAGCAACAGTCCGAGGTTCCTCAGCCCGGCACTTACGAGTGTGACGTTATCTGTGATGTCCGCGATGGTCGTCTTCAATTCGATGTCGATCCACGTCAAGGTCGTCGTAAGAATATTCCTCCGCTTTCTGATGCCATGAAGACTGCGTAAATGTCTTACTACTTTTATTGTCCGGGTGCGGCTAGTGCTACTGCGACGACAGTTGAGTGTTCCGTTGCAATACAGACTTACACGCCGCCTGAGTCTGTTTATTTCACCCCTCAAAACGTTCAGTCGTTTATCGTTCTTGCGTTAACGTTCTGGGCTATGCACTACGTGTTTCAACAACTCAAGAAAGCCATCGAGCAATAATGCTCAACACACTGGAGTAACAAAATGGACGTAGCAGAAGTAATCTCGATCCTCACCACTGGCCTTACCGCTGTTGCTGCAATCGGTGTCGCCTCCCTCGGTCTTGCCGCAACCGTGAAGCTCTATAAGATCGTTCGTGGTGCGCTGTAACTAAAACGGCACGTGTCGTTTTATAAACCCTCGTTTTCTTTCGGGGGTTTTTTTTACCTATAGTTCATCGCCTGTGAAGCCGAAGTATGAGGCTCATTGGCGATGAACTTCTGTTTGTAATCTCTAAGGTTTGAATTATGAACTATTCTCGATATTTGCCGTTTTTATTATTTTTTTCTTCTTTTTTTTCCTTCGCTCAAGACTACTACTGGATTGATCAGTCAACGCAAATTACCGCAAAAACCCCTATTGAGGTTTGCGAGAGGTCTGCTGCTGCTCAATTTCCCGGCCCTACTGCAATTACTTCTGTAGTTATGAACCCATCGGGTTATGACGCAACTTGTCAGGGATCATATAAACATGGCTACTTTCAGGATTTTAATATTTCTCGAAGGGGTGATTCCTGTCCTAGTGGATCACTTTATAACCCAATCAATGGTAAGTGCGATAAGCCTGATTGTGCTGATACCACTGGTACAACTTCAATTTCTTTAAGTTCCGCTTCTAAGCAATCGGGAGGAGTTATACCTGTCAATAATAAGATGTGTAATAACTCCTGTCAGTTTGTTTACACTTCCGGTGGATCCGCTACCTGTGGCCCCTTAAAGGCTAATCCTGATAGTTACTACTGTATATTTAATTATACTGGCAATGGTCAGTCTTGCGATGGTAGTGAGGAGGCTTCTAACTCTGGCGCTCCTGCTACTACAGTTCCTCCTACAAACCCCAATGATCCTACCGATCCTGCTAATAATTGCCCACGTGGTTATGCTTGGTCTGGAACAACCTGTGTTAAGTACTGGGAAGATGAAAAAGATACTTCCACTACTCCTAAGCCCCCTACAGGTGGTGGCGGTTCTGGCGGTTCTGGCGGTGGCAGTAGTGGTGGTGGCGGCGCTGGTGGTGGCACTGGCACTGGTGACGCTCCTTCTCCTGGCACTGAGAATAACGGCGGCGGTGGTGCTGGTGAAGGTAAGGATGACGATAAAGACATTGAAGCTTCATCCTCTCAGGATTGTAAAAAACCTCCTGCATGTGATGGTGATGTTTTCTCATGTGCCATATTGAACCAAAGTTATTTTGACTCTTGTAGGCTTATATCTCTCCCTACTGAGAAAGAAAAAATTGGTCGCGATAAAGAAATAGACATACAGCAAGACCTTATGCAGGAAAGCCAAGATCAACTTGATTCTCAGGTTTCCGGTTTTCTTTCTAAGTTCATGTCTGCTGGTTCTGGCAATTATGGGGGAGGGAAGTGCTATCCAGATAAACAGGTTTTAATAGGCGGTCATACACTTCAATTGCCTTTTTCGCAAATATGCGATCCGCTAGTTATTTTGCGTTATGGATTAATTGCTGCTGCCTATCTTGCTGCCGCACGAATTCTTTCTGAGGAGGTATAACCATGTTTCAGGTACTTTTTGTTGCGGGTCAGGCAATTGCAATGTGGGTCCTCCCTCGACTGTTTGCAGCCTTGGGAGTTATGACCGTTTCTAGCACTGTGATAATGCCCATTTATAATTGGGTTGAGGCCAAGATATTAAGCAATCTTTCATCTGTTGGTGCAGATGCATACGGTTTTTTGCAATTTCTTGGCGTCCCTAATGCAATTGCCATTATCTTTTCAGCGTATGCACTTCGCGTTTCCATATCCGGCGCTAAAGCAGCGATGAGCAAAAAGGCGGTGTCTTAATGTTTAAGTTAGTAACTGGCCTTCCGGGTGAGGGCAAAACATCTAATGAGCTGTGGGATTTTTTGAACAACCCAGCTTATAGCGGACGTCCAAAGTACTGCACTCCCATTAATGGTTTTGATCCTTCCGCACATGGTGTAGTTGCCATTGATCACATTAAAGGATGGCAAGAGTTACCAGAGGGTTCTGTTATCTTCTGTGACGAGGTCCAAGACTTCTGTGGTACTGATATTCCCCGCGAGCCTCCTGAGTGGATCAAGAAGCTTGCACGTCATCGGCATGGTGGTTATGACTTTATCGTAACTACCCAAAGCCCTATGTATTTGCATCCTTTTGCCAGAAAGTTGGCCAAGCCTCATGTTCATTATCATCGTCCTTGGAACATGAAGATGGTCCGTTATGAGTTCGAAAGTGCTCAAGGCGATCCATTAAGCAAGTCTGCAAAGGCAGTAGGTCAGAGAAAGTTCGTCACGCCCAATCCAGAGGTATTTAAACTATATACCTCAACAGTTCTCGATACTCACAAGGCCAAGCCTCCTAAAAAACTGATTGGTCTTATATTGATTGCCTTACTTATGGTCGGCTTGGGTGGCTATTTGGGGCTTAGACAGGTCAATAGTCTTTCTAAGCCAAAGGAAGATTCTGTTCTCTCTACGCATGCTGCTAAGCCAGCTTCTCAACCTGAGTCTCAAACGTCTATGTCTTTTTCACCACCTGTAGTCAATTTGCAGGCTGAACCATCAACCTGGAATGCAGAGTCAATAAAGCCACGTATTGCTGGCCTTCCACATACAGCGCCAATTTATGATGCGTTAACAGCTCCTACAGATTTCCCTAGGGTTGCTGCTTGTATTTCATCTGCTGACCGAGGCACTTGTAAGTGTTATAGCCAGCAAGGTACGCCGCTTGATGTTCCTGTCTCAGCGTGTTTTGTTTTCGTCAAGGTAGGTACTTTCGATCCTTGGCTTTCTGGTCGACATCAAGAGCAACAGGATCAGTCACAGCAATCTGTTGCTCAGGCCGCGCCTCAGACAGTTCCTATCGATGCATCACAGGTGCCAGTCAAGAACAAGGGCGCTCAGTTTACTGTCGTTGCTGACAGCAGCCGGCCAGCTCCAGCAGCCAAACAGTGATATAACTCGACTAAACGGTAATTTAGTTGAGTTATGCTTTTTGGTGATTAAAAGGACTGTACATCGAGGCCCGCATGGAATCCAGAGGTACGCATAATGTATATTATGTTAAATTGTATCTTTTTGTAACCGATGCCCTTTGTCAGCGTTTCGTAATTCCTGGATTGAAATTTTTTAACCTTGGACGCTTCATTCGAAAGAAATTTCAAGGGCTTATCTCGTCTGTCCAATCTGTGCGTCTTTGAATCGTTTTCTGATTCCGGACGCTTCGTTTAATGAAGCCTGCGATACCAGTCTAGTCAGCTAGTGTCTGTTTCCACTAACCTACGCACTGGATTCCACAAACCCCCCGAAATCCTGCGAAATCAACACCTTAACGACCCTTCTCTCGAGCGCGCCGAAGGATTGCCCGTGGGAGATCGGCGCCCTTTCGAAGTCGCAGCCAGTCGAGAGTCTAACGCCGCAAGAGCTCAAGAGGAGTGACACCAAAGGCCTTTCGAAACGAGTGGCTGAAGTGCGAAAAATCGCAGAAGCCGAAGTCTAGCGCGGCTTGAGAAATACTGCGGACTTGTCCTCGCTCAATCGCTTCACGACTGGCCAGCAAGCGCTCATTCCAGATGACAGCTGCAGGTGTCTTTTGATAGCGCGCGAATGCACGGGTCACCGTTCGTGTTGAACAATGATGAACCTGTGCTATCCGCTCAATGTTCAAATCACTGTCACTAAGGTGCGCCCTGATGTAATTCATCGCTTTCCCATAGAGATCTAGCTCGACATACGCCTGCTTCAAGTCCTGAAATTCCAGACTCAGCACCAACAGATCAAGCAATGTCTGAGAATAGCGGGTTGCTACATCTTGCGCTTGGGTGATCTGTGGAGCGGTCGCTGCTTCACGCAGCATTTCGCGTAATGGCATCACACCAGGGCGACGGTCATCTAATACGCAGGCCGTCATCTGCTCAATGCGTGGCAAGCGCGAGGCCAGCAGTTGCCGGGGAATCCGCACAAGGTGATTTTCACTGCCTCCAAGGCTGAAACGAAACGACTCGGCGGCATCGTAGATGAACAAATTATTCGGTGCCAACGTCGCTCTACGCCCGCTTTGCTCCAACTGCCCATGTCCAAATCGAGTAAAACCAAGCCAGAGGTCATCGTTGGGGCCACTACGTAAATGCTGTGCTGTGCGCTCCCAGTGATGCAATGGCGCTGAGAGAGTATTGATGTCCATCAGGCCCAGTGCACGTACTTCCAACTGACCGTTAAAGCTTGTTTCGGCAATCGGCTGGCTATCGGCGAGTAGGCAGTGACGACACACAACCTCCTTCCAATAATCAAAACGGCGCGGGGCAGCAACTGCGAGCGTTGAATATTGAGACTCTTGCATTTTCGTTCATCTCACTCGTCAGGCTGGAACTGGTGGGCCAGGTAATGCTGGACTGCGCTAAGCAATTTACACGCCACACCCCAACTCATAGCGACTAAAACAATCGCGAAAACGACCCCGTTCTATTCGAAACGCCTAGACTAGAGCTGCCTCTGATTTCTACTAACAGTTAGAAAGTGCTCTGACACATCTCCTCTTTCTGCACCGATTTGTCGCGTTTTAAATCCGTAACAAACGAGCATGCACCACGACAGTCCATGCCCGGATTGCTGCTCATTGATCCTCTGTTTTCCCCCTCCTTTGCGCTGTCCGTTGCGCATTCCACGCCATCCGGCCACCCAGTCCACCAACATCCGGCCACCTATTCCACGCTCATCCGGCCA